TCTTCTTCAGTTTTTGTATTTAAGTTTTTAATTTGACTATAAATACCTGGTTTATTTGTGTATTCCATTTTATTTAAAAATTCAGGAGATTGAAAGTAAGCTACATAATTATCACATGTAGCTTTTAATCTATTTCTTACATCAACATATTCAGATTTAAAGTGTTTCATAAAAATTGTCTTATCTCTTAATTTCTTATATATCTCTAACACTAGTAGAATCTCTTTAGATCTAGTTTCATTCCAATTATTTATATCTTCAATACGACCATTATATGGTTCCCATTTAGAAAAAGTTCCGATTGGTGGTTGAACACAAGCAAATTTAGGTATTAAATTTTTTGGTGTTTTGTTTATTGGTGTTCCTGTTGCACCTATAGAACTACAATATAATTCTGGATACCATTCTATAACATGAGGACAAATACCATCAGTAGCGTATTTTTTATAAGATTTTAAGTAATAATCTATATTATCTATTATACTTTCAAGAACATTTATCATTATCATTTCTTCATTTATCGTACTTAACGGATAGTTATTTATAACTTTTAATATTCTATTAGTCTTATCTTGATCATTTTCATTACCTATAGCATATCCTTGAAATAAAGAACTAGGACTTATTCCATTAAAATGAAACATTCCTCCAAAATCTAAATTTTGCAGAGATTGCGATGATAACATTAACATTTGAGCTACTTTTAAAGAACATTGATATTCGGTACCTACCGCTGGAGTAAGAATTGTTTGATCTATTACAGATTCACCAAAATATTTTAATAAATATTTTCCAAGAATTTTTTGGTCTTCCCAAAAATTTTCATCAGGCAAAGCTCGACGATAACCTTTCTGAGAATATAATTTTTGTAATTTTGGATTATTATACATTTCAAGATATGGAACAATATATTCGCTAATGTATTTACAACATATTTTAACTAACAATTTTGCTTTTTCATTGTCGTCTAAAAGTGATACATCATCTTCTACTTCATCAATTATTCTTGATAAAATTATTGTTCTATCATTAGCTGCTATCGCTTTATTATCAGCTACAGTTGCAGCACTTTGGGCAGCAATCGCAGCACTTTGGGCAGCAATCGCAGCACTTTGAGCAGCAATCGCAGCAGTTTGGGCAATAACTGTCGCATTTTGAGTTGCGATTGCTGTATTTTTAAATCTACTTATTTCAGTTTTTAATTCATCTATATCAGTTTTTAATTCATTCATATCTTTTAAACTTTTATCCATTAACTCTTAAATATATAATAATATTTAATTTTATAATGATTTTCAAACATAAAATTATTATAAAATATAGATTAAGCAAATCAACTTTAATCTGCTAAATCCACCAAATATAGCCTTGATGAAAAGATTATAAAACAAATAAAATATTTTTTGGATACACTATTAGCAGAAGAATATTTTCCGGCGCCAAAAAATATTTCCTCTCTGTAAAAAATGCCATAAATTTATGGCATTATGTATTTATAATTTTTTATGGCACTATCTACTTGCAATAAATATAAAATTTGCCATAAAAATTTTGTAAGATGTTTATAAAAATAATCTAAATTTATTATAAGTTTAAGAAAAAATGATTTTTGAATGCAAGAGGTGCCATAAATTTTTCTCAAAGAAATATAATTACGAGATACATTTACAACGTAAAATACCATGTAAAGAAAATATATTAAATAATTTACATCATGATGATATTATAATTAATGATCAAAAATTAGAAGAAGTTCGTATACTGTCTGAAACAGTAAAAAATACTAATTTAAGTAATATAATACTGTCTGAAACAGTATTAGAAAATAAAATCGATATAGATTTTATTAATTCAAAATTAAATGGTTATAAATGTAATATATGTAATATAATATATAAACATACACAATCATTAACAAATCATAAGAAAATTAAACATCCAAATTATAATTTTGAAATAAATAAAAAATTAAAAGAAAATGAAGAAATAATTCAATTAAGAGATATTTTTTTAAAGGAATCATTTGATCATAAACAAAAAATAGAAAAATTAATAAAAGATATGGAAGAAAAAAATAAACAAATAGAAAACATCACAAAAACTTCTAAATCAAAAACAATTAATAATAATACTACTAATAATAATGGTATTATCAATAATATAAATATTGTACAATTTGGTAGAGAAGATATTTCTAGCTTGACTAGAGAAGAAATCAAAAAAATATTATATGAAAGAGGTGTTGATGGATTATTAGCTAGTTTAGAAATAATTCATTTTAATGACAGATTACCTCAATATAAAAATCTTAGATTGACTAATTTAAATTCAAAATATATAGATGTTCATAATGGGAAAACTTGGATAAAAGATGACAAAGAAAAAATTATAAATGAGACATTAGAAAATCATACGTATAATTTGCAACAGTTATGTGAGGACAATAATAATTCTAAAAAAATTAAAAACTCTATTAAAAATTTAATAGATGATTATTCTAATTTTAACAACATAATGACCGAAGAAAAAAATACACCAAATAATAAAAAATTAATGAAAAAGATAAACACAAAAAAAGACGAAGTTAAATTATTTATGTATAATAAAACAAAAAGTGTTGAAAATCTAAATAACTTGACAGATGTTTTAGATGTATAATTTTTTAGAACCAAAACAACTTAAAAACAACTCAAAACAACTTAAAACAACTCAAAACAACTTAAAAACAACTTAAAACAACTTAAAATAACTAAATTTATTTCATCATATCCTTTATCTTTTGAGGTAGTATTATCTTCTTACCTTTTTTATCATGATTTACTTCATCTGATATTCCTGATTCTGAAAGTATCTTATCCAAACTTAATTTACCATATCTAATTAAATCAGTTTTTGGTATCTGTTTTATACTGTGATTATTAATAATATATACATTATTTGTTTCTGAATTATAATATGCATAAAATATAGAACTAAGATCATGACATAAACTAGTTTTATCAGGATTGAAATTATTTAAGCCTCTTAACCAAGACAAAAAGTTATTCTTTGACTTAGTTGATATCATTGGATATCCATTAGAATGTAACAAATCAATCAATATCGGATCCCAAAAAATATCATCTGACATATCAAAATTATATGGAACCTTTGCTCCATGCTTAAACTTTATTACTGAATCAATAAATGGCTTAATTATATATTTGTGGTTGAGATCTGACATTTTTGTACATGTTGTCATCATCTTTATAATATTTGGCTCAAAATCACCAAATTGGGCCTTTAAGATTGGTATCATCTTATCCCTAATTACGCCCCTACATGACCACACAGGTGTTGAGTTTTTAAAGTATGGTATCTGATATTGTTTTGCATACGAAAATATCTGATCCTTGATTAGATCTAATAGTGGTCTATAAATTTGCACATCATGTTGTAAATCGATTTTTTTCATGACACCGAGATCTGATACTGTTCTCCCTTTGATAATATTAGTAAAAACATTTTCTGTAATATCACCCATATGGTGTCCCATACAAATTCCTACCAAATTATGCTTATCTGATACAAACTTATATAGACCAAATCTTACCTTTTTGGACTCAGTTTCATATATAGATCTATCAATATATTCCATCTCTCTGCACATATAGTCAATGGTTCTCCAATAAAACCTAACACCAAGTATCTTACAAAAATCGATTAAAAATTGTCTCTCTATTATAGCTTCGGATCGATTAGAATGTTCAATGTGAATAGCAACAATCTGATTAATTAGACCTGGATAATAATATTTAATTTGTACCAAACAACTTAGCAAAACCATTGAATCAACACCACCTGACAAACTAATACCAATATTAATAGGAATTAATTGCTTAAAATTTTTAACCCATTCATATAGTGTTTTGAAAATAATATCTTTGGGAAAACTATCACTTATAAAATTAATTGATGTATCTGATTGTGTTAGTGTTTGTGTTTGTGTATATATATTTTGATCCAGTATATCAATATAGTTTGAAAGATGAATAATATGATAAATTTTTTCTGTAATTGTTGCAGTATCAGGCAATTCTGTAGTTGTTTCAGTACAGAAAATTGAATCCGTTAGATCTGTATATGATTTAATTGTATGAGTGTAAAATTTAATTAGTGATGATGGTATATCAGTTTTTGATTCAACATATTCTGATATATATAATTTAATCCGATCACTTACCTTGGTAAGGAATAACGTTGTCTTCTGATGTCTAAGTACTAGCAATATAAAATATCTCATATTTAAATTTAATCTAAGATCAGTATTAGAATCTAGCATAGATAATGCCAGATCCAAAGTCCAAAAATCATTCTTTGTTCGCTGTAATAAATCATTACGATAGACATTTCTTGTAAATTGATCCCCAATTATTAGCAAAACCAATTTATCAAGATCTGTTTTAGTTTGGGAAATACTAAGATAATTTGTCTTAGTTTGGGAAATACTAAGATAATCAACCAAATTTTGATATTTGGTTCTAATATAATCATCAGGCGTTGTATCAAACCAAAATTCAAACATTGAAACTTTATCAAAATTTGAATTTGGGAACCAAAAGTTAATGATTTCAGTTGTTGGGATTTCCATAGTATCTGGTAGTTCTGTATCCATCTTTGTAAAGGATATTATATTAAAATATATTGTATCGGAAAAAAATTTCAAAAATTTTTCTTATAAAGATCTATTTTACCGTTATCAGTCCATATAGCTAAGATATATTTGGATTTTTTATAATAAATTGTAAAATAAATATTTTACAATTTATGGTGTGCCCCAATCATCCATCCTAGGCCAATCATCTGGTCCAAGGATACAAATCTGCCAAAGTGACGATCGATCGAGTCTGCGGGGTCTGGCAGTCGACCTCGAACATCCACACAGTGCCGTCCAGCGCACAGTAAAGCGCATAGGACATTTGGTGGTGACACGCGAAGATCTCGTACGATCCAGGTGTCATAGTGTGAAAGGCGTCGCTCTTATCCATTTCGTCTTGAATCGAAAGATGGTGACGCACCATCTCATCATCTCCGGCAAGTGGTAGGCTATGGGTGTATTCCTCACACCTTGCCATGAATGGAGTGATTGGTTCAGCAGGCCCAGCAGCAACAGGCCCAGCAGCAACAGGCCCAGCAACAGGCCCAGCAGCAACAGGCCCAG